GTGTTATGTGCGTTTCAGTGGGGCCGCGTTCGCGTTTGCAATTTCGGCGGGCGTGGCACACGTGGCGCAAACCGGAACCTTGCCCACTGCCATATCCGCTTCACGTTCGCCGCAACGTGCGCACGGTTCAAAAGCCCAATGTTGCGGGGCCGCGTTCATGCTACTTACCCCCCGAAATTTTGTAGGTGCGCGCGCCATCTACCGATGTGCTTTCGATCTTGTGGGTCTTGCCTAGCACGCTAATGAATCCACGGACCGTGTGTCGTTGCCAGCCAAATTTGTCCATGAGCTTTTCCAGGCTAATCCCCTTCCGCAATAGTTCAATCGCGTCGCCCTTCTTCGTGGTACGGGCCGTCGGCGTGGCTACTTTCTTGCCCTTCGCGGCGGGCGTGGTCTTGCCCTTCGCGGCGGGCGTGGCTACTTTCTTGCCCTTGCCCTTTGTTGCGGGCGTGGCTACTTTCTTGCCCTTCGCGGCGGGCGTGGTCTTGCCCTTCGCGGCGGGCGTGGCTACTTTCTTGCCCTTGCCCTTAACGGCGGGCGTGGCGGGCGTGGCGGGCGTAATGGCGATGCTGTTTTCGTTGTTCACTTTGGTTTTCCTAGTGCCCATGTGGGGCGTGATCCAAAGTTAGCTCTGGTGGCACTTACAAGCCAAGCGCTTTTTTCAACTTAGAGGATACACGCGAAACGCCGCGATCCACATCGGCCTGGTGCGCTGCGAATCGCATCGCGGCGAGGATACATCGGCAGCGATGTGAATCGGCCGGCAGCGGGGATCGCGTGATGTGCAGGTGCTCCGAAGATCGAAATCGAGAAGGGGTCCCCCCGCGTCTACCTGCCACGCCCCAACTTGATTATGAATAGATCCACTTTCGGATCAGTCTCGGCGGTTTGGATCCCATGTAGGCGGCCGCCGATGCCTTCGGCGTTCACTTCTAATCGGCGATCGCCCGCTTGGGCGACGGCTTTGTTAATCAGATCTGCAAATTCGGTTAGGTACATAGCGCCAGCGTACACTGACTCTGCTCCAGCCCTGCAGCCGCTTGGGGATAAGGGCGTGGCTGGACGCAAAATGGCCCCGCCGAGTTCGCATCGGTCGGGGCCAACTTACTAAGGTGAATCACTAAGTCAACGTGTCCTGCGTTCCAGATCGGCCAGCCGTTTGCGGAAGTCAGCAAGGTCGCTGTGGATCTCAACCGGCATTCCCGCGCAGCGCCATTGCAACGGCTTGGTGCTGGCTGGATCGCGGCGAAGGGTGACCGTGCAACCTGGCGCTTCTTCAATCACCATGGCGATGTCGGTCACGGCCAGAACCGTGCCGGTGAAGCAGCGCTTTCCAGTGATGCAGACCTTGGAGCCGCGCTTCATCGGGCACCGCCGTCGTCGTAGTAGCCTTCCAAAAATCCAATCTTAAATTCCATGGGCAGCGCGTCCCAGGCAGGCACGGCCAGCGGCTCCTCCGTGGCCATGTTGGTAATGAAATCGTAGGCCATGGCTGCGTCGACCAGGACGCCGTCGTGTGCATCCCGCGATGCCTGGGCCGCCTCGCGACCCAGGCCGATGAAGTCAGGCATTCGCATCCTCCTGCTCGATGCGGTCAGGCAGGCGCCGATTGATCAGGCGGCGCCATTCCCCGAGTTCGCCGTCGCGAACGATCAACCGTGGTGTGTTGATCGCCCTGGCCAAATTGCGCAAGTGATTAAAATGCATCCCTTCGGCTTTGTGCGGATACTTGCCAGCGACCGGCATCGCCGACCCGCGCACGTGGCTGGGATCGTCGGGCCAGCCTGCGCGGCGGTTGATCGCCATGTGCACCAGCCACGTCGGATCGTTTGTGAAGGCCACGTGGTGACCGGCAGCGCGGAAGCGCTGGCAGCGCCGCAGATGGTCAATCGTGTTGGCCACTTTCGATTCAGCCATTCGAATCCTCCAGCGCCCGCGTGATGCGTTCGATTAGAAGGCCGTTGCTTGCGTGGGTGCCGACGGCTTCTTCTTCCACGCCGCAGTTGCGCCAATCGCTCACCACGATGAAGGAATCGAGCACCGTGCCTATGCCGTCGGTCCTTGTGATCGTGATCAACACGCGCTTTCTGCCGCGCTTCAACGCCTGGGCGTCGGCCTTCGCGGCAGCGATGCCTTGATCGGCTGGTGTCGTTCGTTTATTTGCCATCGTCTTTGCCTCCACAGTTCAGTCGTTCGCATAATGCATCGATTTGCCGGTTCGTCAGCGGCTTCACGTCGGCAAAGTGGTCGGACCACTCGGGGCGGTTGAATCCGCCCCGTTCCTTTTGAAACAATCGCAGCGCGGCCAGGACCGTCGCCAATTCGCGGGGTGTCATTGGGCATCTCCATCGCGCCATTCGGCGTCGATCACTGATGGGAAATAACCGTGCGGATCGGCAGTTCCGATCCGTAGCAGCACGCGGCCCGTGGAATCGGGCTTGTGGGGTTCGATCCATCCACCGACCGTGGCCGATTCACCACGGAACGTTTTCACCGAATCGCCGCGCTTCACGGGCTGGCCCGTGGCGCAGTAGACCAGGATGCGATTCATGCGATCTCCTTGTGTTGCCGATTCAACTGGTGCCACGCTTCGCGGGACATCTCGGCGTAGTAGCTGCCATAGCCAGCCCGGCACGCAAATTCATAGAGCCGAATCGCCTCGGCTGGATCGCTGCCGAAAGACGGCGATTCGGTCACGGGCTCGCCGAACTGGATCGGCAGGAGCGATGCGAGTTGATCGCGCTGCGTGAACCCAGCCGATCCGTTGTGGCCCAGGTAGCGGACCTTCACATACAGGAAATTGGCGCAATAGTACGCTTCGGAGTTGTGCCCGTTCCACGATCCTGCATCGTCGGACACTTCTTCGATGACGCCGACGTGCCACGGGTGGATCCACCACTGATGCGGACACGGGCATCGGTAGGTGCAAATCACCTGATCGCCGACCTTCATGCCACGGCCAGCCAGGATCGCGTGGTAACGCTCAAGATGGTTCGCCATCGTTAGATCCTCCCCGTGGCTTGCAGCCATTCTGTTGCATTGCTCACGACCAGATCCAAGTTGCACGGATCATAGTAATCGGGCGATCCGAATTCGCCGTCGCGTTCCTGATACAAGGCGAAGTACTGCGGAACCAAAGCGCCCGAATCGGGGCCAAGCCGCATGTAATCCCGCATCAGCTCGCGTGCTTCGTTCACGCTGCTGGCCAGCCTATAGGGCTGGTAGTGGTAGGCGTCGCCTGCGCCTTCCGCTTCGATCACAATCAAGTAAGTCACGTTTTGAATCTCCTAGTAAGTGGGGGCCGTGTTTGCCGCAATGCCCGCCACGACCAGCAGGATAGCTCTGGGTGGGGCGTGTCTCAACGAGATCGGGGATACAAGCGCGGCCTACATCGCGCCTGGTGCCAGAAGGCGCGTGGCGCGCGTCATCAGTGTTCGCGGTGGTCCGGAAATCGGAATCGAGAAGCGGTCCCCCCGGCGCGAAAAAAACCTACTCGGATTTGAATGCGAGTACGTCGTAGACGGCGACGCGGCGCTCGTAATCCATGCGCGCGAAGCAGAGGTTGAACCGGAGCACCGGACTCTTGGGGCAGGCGCGGCCCGAGTAAACGATGAATGCCGGCGGGGAAGTGTCGCTCACATCGAATTGATGCTTCTTGCCGTTGTGGATGAATTCCGCGGTCATAGGTTTCTTTGGCAATCGGGGCGGCCGCTGACTAGGACCAGCGCCGCCCCATGTGGCTCGCCCCGGCGGTTGCGGCAAAGCACCGCTTTGTTGGAGCGAGATCGACGGCGACGGTTCGTCGATACTGAGAAGTTTGCCCCGGCCCGATCAGCCCATAGTATGCCATGGTTTAATCCGGTGGGCCTCCCAGAATTTCGAACGGTTCAACCATCTGTGACGGGTCGGTTCCGAAGCGGAAAAATCGCTGCAGAGGATCGGGTTCGTCCAGAAATTCAATTTCGATCATATGCAACCGGTGCTCTGCCATGGCGGTCGCGTGCTCCTCGGCTAACGTGGGCAGGAGATTCTCCAGCGCGGCCTCGTCGACCATTACCACCGTGTCTTCGAAGAGCAGGGTCCCGGCGGCGAACCCGCGGATCGCGATGCGCATCGGCGCCATATGGTTTTACGTTCGCCGCGCCAGCGCGCCGAGGATTCCGGCAAGCCCCGAAACCTCCGCCCCGGCCACGAGCATCCAGTCTTCGCGCACGCCGACGGCTCCGGGGTGCTGCCACGCCGCCGCGCCGATATCGTCTTTCGCCTGCACCCAGAACACATCGCGCGCCAGTTCTTCGAGCGCGGCATACCGGCACGCTTGATTTCGCAGTTCGACGGCCTGCTCTTCGGAGTCGGCCTTTTGGCTGTCGAGCACGGCCTGTTTCGACGCAACATCGTAATTGTTCGCCAGCGCCCACATTTTCTTCAACGCCTCGTTGTGGATAGTGCCCAGCGGCTTCTCCGTGGCTTGCATCTTTTGAAGGCCGCGCTGCACGCGCCGGATGTCACTGTCGTTTACTGTTTCGAAACCGCTGCGCAGTTCCGCAATTACCGTCAAAATTTCAATCACGTATAAACCTCCTAGTCTTCACAAAGGATCCACACCAAACTCGACCGCCAGGGAAAGCCAGGCGTCGATTGTAGGCTGGTTCAGAAGCACGCGCGCCAATTCGCGCAGCCGCGCCAGTTCCGCGCGGCCCTCTTCCGACATATGCGGGTTCTGATCCCAGACCGGCGACTCGATCCATTGGCGCAGGTAGGCCGCGATCAGCGCGATGTCCCGCGACGACAACCGATAGCCCTGCAGGTAGCGCTTCACCGCCGGGACCAACTCGCCGCCGGTTTCATCCATCCAATAGCCGGGACCGGCCGCCATCACCTTCCTACCTCCATCTCGCGCAAGGCGCGGATCAGTTTGCCGACGGGCGCACGCCGCCGTTTCTCATCGGTCCAGTCGGGCGCGCGCCGCCACGCATCGTCAACCACGCGCTGGTACTCGATCACGGTGCCGGTCTCGTTGGTGGCCTTCCAGGTCGACGCGCCTCGGTACGGTCCCACCAGCGCCGGGCCGGTCTGGATGCCGTGTTGCAGCCGCTCAACCTGCTGGATGCTGAAGTCGCCGAAGCAGCCCTCGGCCACGGCGACCAGGTGCCCGTCCCATCTGCCTGGCGCGTTCGGTGTGCCGCAGCCGATGCCGACCGACCAGGAGCCGTCGCCCCAGGTTGTCGGCTTGGTCGGATCATCGACGTCGTCGAAGTTAACAGCCACATGCCTTGCGAAGGGCGCATTGTAAGCCACCACGCGCACCGCGACCGGCTCCGATTGGATGCCGAAATGCGCCGCCACCTCGATGGCGACGCGCGTGGCGAAGATGCAGAGGTCGCGCCGCTGCCAGCCCTCCTCCAGCATCGGCGCAAGCAGCGGTGCCAGACCGTCGAAGACGGCGCGGGCGCACAGGGTTGCCATCATCAGTTGCGTTCCCTCCAGACGTTTGGTTGCTCCGTGCTCAACTCGCGGCGTATTTCAGCCACACTCGCCGGCAGCATCACGGTGTTGTGATCGTCCCAAGTTTCATCTGCGCACGTGACGCAGAGGATCCTTGCCCTCGGGTGTTTGCGGAGTAACCGCTGGCTGGTGGGGGAGATCATCACGCGGCAGCGGCAGCGCCTGCAGTGGCGATCAAACATCGTCCCCGCGACCATGGTAGGCGAGTTCGCTGGAGCGCAAACTAGGATGTATCGATCGTCCATTATTGGACCCCCGGCCTCTTCATCAGCCGCTCTATCGCGGCCCGCGTCTGGCCCTGGACTGTGGGATCTTTGAAATCGTCGAACTCGATGACGGCATCGCAGAACTTGCGCAGCCGCGCCGGGATGATCCACGCCCCGCGCTTCACCAGCACGATGAGCGGCTTGTCGAAAAACATCGCCGCGCCCAATTCCATGCACAGCTTCACGTCGGGCTGGCCGTCCACGATGCTCACGGCGAACCGCGACCCGCGCATCTTCGGGAACAGATCCACCTCAGCCCCGGCTTGCAACCCGCGAAAGAACTCCTCGATCTCTTCTTCTGTTGGCTTGCTCATGGCTCCCCCAGGTATTCGTAGACGTGCATCGGAATGTGGTCGTCGTCCGTGATTTGTTCCAGGCCCTCGCCACAACGCTGGGCGAGGAAATCCGTCTGCGTCGCGCCCGCGCGGAACAGAACAAAGACGTCGTCCACCGCGATCACCCACATCGTAGCCGCCACAGAGCGGCCTTGCTTCATCAGCACCACGATGGTTTCGGGTTTCAGTTCGCTCACCTTCAATTCGCGTCCGATCTCGGGGTGGCTCATGGGTCCACGTACTCCAAATAGCCCAGCACCGCATCACCCGGCCCGAAGAGGTCACCTGGCCCGAGGATTGGGATGCGCCGCCGATGGCTGGGCCGGTGGCGGAACCAATTCCCCGGCGGGTCCGCGCCGCCGCTCTCTTTGTCGCACAGCACGCAATACAGCTTCTCGCCAGGCTCCCAGATCATAAAGTCGCGCACGGCGGCTTCCTCTGTCTGATATCACCAGCCGTGCTCCCAACCGGGGGAATCGACCGACTCGGATACCGTCAGCAGGCACTTACCGAACGTCCGCACAGCGACGCGCAGCACGCGCCCGTCGTCGAGCAGTTTAAACAAGCCGTTCTCGTCCTGGCCGAATGCCATTAGCCGATCCTCCCGCTCTTGGTTTCCACCACGCACTCGCCGGTCGCGTCGAACTTCATCAGCCGGATTTTCTTGCCGCTCTTCGCGGCCTGGGCTTCCATCGCGGGCAACAGTTTCACCAGCCGGTCGAGGTGATAGTCCATCGCTACCAGCGGGATCATCCCGGCAGGCACCAGTCCCTGTTTGATGCCGACCCTGCCGCTGCCTAATTCGTCTTCGCCAACCCAGGCGTAGATCGTCATCTAGTTCGCCTCATTCCGGCACTGCTGGCACAGCGCCACGCCACCGCACAGCGCCAGGTTGCCGAAGGCAAGCGCCTGGTGGCCGCATTCCAGATCGAGAATTTTGCCGCCGCGCGCGCCGGGGGCCGGTGACACGCGCAGGATCCGTTTGTGCCAGCGCGTGTTGCGCGGCCCTTCTTCCGGTTCGATATACCTGCCGCCGCCGAGATCAATTTTCATGGGCCGCCTCGATCTCGTAATGACCCCCGCCAGCCAGTTCGGTCCACGGGCCGACCTCTTCGCGATAGGCCATCAGCACGATGCCGTGCTCCGGGTGAACGCCGATCAACGGCATCCGTTGAAACGCGAACGGGGGAAGCTCCTCGAAGGCGACGGCAATCGAGCGCTGGTTGCCGCTGATCAGCGTGACGGTGCCGATTGCTGCCTGGGCAGCCGTCCCGTGCGGATAGACGCGCACACGCTGCCCCGCCGTAAAGGTTCCGATCATAGCCTTTTCCGCTCCTCAATGGCCCGCAGCCCCGCGAAAGTGATTTTCAAACTCTCGCGCCACTGCTGCTGGATCTTGACCAGCAGGAGATACCAGAAGCCGGTGAGCGCCCAGGTCGCGCCGGTCGCTGCGGATAGCCAGTGATGCGCGCCGACGTTAAATCCTGCCAGCGCGGCGTTCACTAAATTGAAGCCGATCGTAATCCGGCGCAGAGTTCGCAGATCCTTGTCGTAGGTCATATCGGCTCGTCCCTCAGTTGTCGGACCAGCGCACACTTTTGCCAGTCCGGTTCTTTGTCCTGCATCTCCATCTGGCAGGGAGAGTGGCTCCCGGTGATAATGGCGCACTGGTTCCCATGCTGGTTGAAAAGGATGAACGGCGGTCGATTCGGCTGCGGATAGTGCGTCCCATAGAGCGCGCGTCCGTAGAACGGGCAGTTCATGTTTTTCTCCCGGTCTTCGTAGTGAAGGCATTCTCGAGAGACCCGTACAGCTTCAAGCGGCCATCCAACTCGGACTGCGGACTGAACAACACCTGCGGCGAACGGCGAGGCCCTTTCCGGCCGATTGTATCCGTGTAGGTGCAAACCCGCTGGGGTGTCTGCACGACCGCTGAGAGTGCATCGCACACGCTCATGGTTCCCTCTTCGACCGCTCGATGGTGCTTATCGTGGCCGCCATTGAGCAGCGCCTCCTGCGCGGCTGGAGTCAGTTCCTGAAACTTGGGCGTGAGCGCAAACCAATTCACTACCGACACGACGGCCACCGCATCGGGCGGGGCGACAGCGACAGCGATGCGCAGGACCGAGAAACCGATATCCTTCGTCTCGCCGTGGTTGAGCCAGTCTTCGCCCAGCCGCGCGACCACCAGCGCTTCAACCTGCCGCATACGATACAACGGCGGCAGCGATTCCCTGTGGTACGCCGCCACGAGAAAGTTGAAATCGTCGCGCTCCAGATCGCGCTTCGCCATGTTGAAGACCTGCGCGGCGATCCCTTGCAACTCGGCATCCGACAGGCTCACACCTTCACCTCGATCTTCTTTTTGCCCCGTGGCACGTGTTCCACCTCGGGAGCCAGCATGTGGCTCCGACACACAGGGGTTAATGGTGGATGAACCTTGCCAGACTTTATGGGAACCAAGGATGCCATCGTGTGGCCCTGGAACGCGGCCAAAAACGTCCACAGGTGTTTCGACCGTTTGCCGCATTCGGCACATTGGACCGCTTCCGTAAAGCGCAGAAACTTCACGCGCTCTGTCATCCAGTCCGGAAACATCTTGTTCGGCTTGGCGTCCAGAATCTGCACTTCGAGTTTTAGGCGTTCGCTCACACCTTCACCTCGATCTCGCGCGGCGGCGGCGCGCCCTTGCCCTTGGTTCCGCGCACGATACTCGGTGTCCACACCAGCTTGTGATATTTCCCGAACAAGCCGCGACCTTCGCGGTAGTCTCTAAAGTGGCCTCTGCAGATGTGCATGGCCTGCGCCAGGCCGACTTGGTCGCTGCGGCCTTCCTTGCGCAGAATCGCCTTCAGCGGCTCGATGGTCAGTGTCTTATACGCCGTCGGCGTCAGGCCGCTGTGGCGCTCCCGGTAGCGCTTGGCGAGCTTTGCCGGCATCGCATGGTCCACGAGTTGCACGTTCTTGCAGTGTAGGAAGCTGATCGCGAACAGCGCCGGGTTATACCACGCCATTATGGTTTTCATCAGCCCGGCGTCTCGGTCCTCGGCGTATGACTGGATCCACGGGTTGCCGATAGCGCGGCCTTCCGCGTCCACGCAGAGCCATGTCGCGCCACACGGGCCGTCGGCGGTAACCCCTCCAGAGCGCCGGTAGTCGGTCCACATATCGCACCAATAAATCCAGCGTGTGTTCTCGGGGATGCCCTCGCCCGTCACATCCGCTGGATCGACCGCCCTGAAATATTGGCCGACCCGCGCTCCGTGCGGAAGCCAGCCGCTCAGATCGGTGTCGCCGTCTCTGCTGTGAATCTTAGGAACCATCCGCCACTCGACCCAGAACGCCGGAAACGGCGGCGCAATGTTCGGAAAGTCTTTACCGATATCCCAGTACTCCTGGTCGGTGCCGCTGTAGAAATATTCGGCCACATTATCGATTAGCAGCACCGGCAGAGCGGGATCGGACGCCAGCGCCATAATGTGCCGCGCATATTCGGTCCACGCGCGTTCGAGCCGTGGCGCGACCCAATGCGGCATCTGCACTTTGCCGTTGGCGCGCAGGTCATCGATCAGGCGTGGCATCAGTTCGTCCTCTTCGGTGGTTGCATTTCAGTTCCTCAGTTGCCTGACGTTGTACAACACCAGCGCGGCCCGCGCCGCCTCGCGCAGCGTCATGTGCGGCGGATCCGACTCGGTCGATCCGGCGACGTAGCATCCGCACCGGCGCTCGATGTGCGCCACGGATCCCACGACCAACCGCATCTGACATTCGTGGTGCAGCGGCTCTCCGTGGCTTGGCGCTCGTTGCCCTGGCTCGATGGCCTCGCCGCAAAATCCACAGAGAGCCGCTTCCATTTACGCCGCCCCGACCTTCATCACGTGCAGCGTGGCCTTCCGCCGTTGCGGCATCGACAGCCGATAAGCGGTCGGATCGAAATAGGCCGTCAGTGGCCGCGACGGGTTCAGGCGCCAGATCTCGGTCGAGCGGAATTCCGCCCAGGCCTGCCTCCCGGCGTCGGTGATATGGAAGCCGCGTTTCGGGTCGTAGCTGATCCACTGGCGGATCAACATGGACCGGAAGGGGCGTTGATCGTAGAGTTGTGCCGTCTCGATGCTCATGTGACTGCCACCGGCGAAGGCTTTGAGCATCGGATACTGCCGATTGGAAAGGTTAGTCATAGAGTTTTAGGCCGCCGCCGCCTGCGTGTGCGCCGCCGGGTGTTGCTTCCTGCTCTTATTCTTGCCTGCCGCCATCGCGGCCAGGCGCGCCTTGCGCTTGCGGGGCGACATCTGCTGCCATTCGCGTTTGCGCTGATCGCTGAGCGTCTGACCCTTCACCTTGGCGCGCGCGACTTGCATCCGCCGCGCCATCTCGGCCCTGCGTTCCTCGGGATCGTCCGACCAGCCTTTGGTTTGTCGTTTTGCCGGAAGGTTGCGCGCGGTGTGATCGAGTTGTTGCAAGTGACTGAGACTCTCGCGAATCTCGTTGATCTGCCGCTGCATCAGTTCCAGCGCATATTCCATTCCTGGTAACATCGCTGCCATTCCCATTTGGGCGTAACTCCTCAATTCTGGGTCAATCGTCTTCATGGTGTGAGGCTCCTAGTTAAGTGAATCGGGGTTTTGTTTTGCCGCGCCCGATTTTGAGAGACATCATACACCCAGACGGAAACAAATTCGATCCCCTTTGTGAGTGGCAAATGTGGCATAAAGCACACGGGCCTTTTTTACGCCGACTCCTGCGCTCGCATGAAGGCGTCGAACCCCTCCGGGTCGCGCTCTTGTAAATTCTGCAGTGACACGCCGAGATGCTCGCACCGTGTCACCAGCGCCGCCAGTTTGCCCAGGATCTCACTGGCATGGGGCGACGGGGATTCACCTAACTCAGTGACAAAGCGATCACGCAGGCCGCCGGTCAGTTCCGCCCAGACTCGAAATGGATTCACCAACGTGGTCGTGTCCATAGCTTCATTTCCTCTTTTCCGCGCCCTTAAGCTTCTTCGCGTCTGCCGCCTTTTGAACCCGCTGGTCGAGCTCTGCATCCGCAGTCACCAGGCGCCCTGGCGGCATGGCGCGCGCTGGCGGCTCCCGGCGTTCGGATGGAATGCCGTCCGGGTAAATCGAACTATAGGCTTCGATGCCGTCCTTGGGTTTCCAGCGCGAACAGTAGAGCGCGCGGATTTCCGCCACGCCTGGCCATCGGGCGTAGAGGCGCAGCGCCCGGTTCACCAACCAATCCAACTGCTCCTCGGTGTCGACCATGTCGACGAAGACGGAGACGAGCGCGGCGCGGATGTCCGGGTCGCCAGGGAAAAATGCCATCAACGCCATCTTGGCGACGGCGGCGGCGGCGGTTTCGGGAGTGAGCGGTGTGAGGTTCATCTGCCTGCCTTTCTCCGTTCTTCGCGGTAGTAGCTTTCCAAAACCTCGCTCTGAACGGATTTTCTGGGGATTGATTTTTGCGGAGTGCGCGAAGCGCCTGGTTCCTTTATGTAAGGTTCATATAAAGGATACGGCGCGTCCAGAAGCTCATTTTGAGCTATCTGACCCCCCACTTTTGAGCTATCTGATCGCTCATTTTGAGCTATCTGGATTTCATAGTTGCAACAGGTCTGCGTGCGCTTGATCGCGATGAATCCGAGTTTGCGCAACGCCGATAGTCCACGCTTGACGGTGGCCAGGCCGATGCCGAGTTCCTGCGCCAGCCTCTCCTGTTTCGGATTACACTGTCCGGTTCGCTTATTTCGGTGATCGAGTAGTTGCGCCAGCAGCAACTTCTCCGTGGCGGAAATCCGCTTATCTGCCGCGATCTCCTTGGAGACAACCAGAAAGGAATGGCGGTCCATGTGGGAAGTCACCAGGCGAAGGAGATTAGCGAATTCCTAACTAAATCGTCATGCGTCTCTGGGGAAAACAGGTTACGATGAGGGTGATTCATTTCAGAACGACCACCTTTCTGGCGCGCCGCAACCCTCGGCTTAAGAGAGCGGCGCGCCGGTTCTTTTTGCAGCCTCGTGTTGCTCAAGCCACACAGCCAGCGCTTCGACGGTGTCGACCACCGCGATCGCCAGGCGGTAGCCCAGGCGGATCTCCGTGATTTTGGTTTTCTGTTCGGGACTGACATCGCCGCCAGGCCGCTTCACTTCGAGCAGGAAGCCGGGAAAGTGTTCGTGCACGGTGGTGTAGTCGGGCGTCCCCTTCGGCGCGCCCTTGATCCAGCGCCTGCCGTCGGCACTCTTGAACGTGCCGCAGTGATTGCGACCGACCCAGTATCCGCGCAGCGCCAGCAGATCCAGACAGGCCCGCTCGACGTCGTTCTCGCACAACGGCGGATCGGGCGTGAGCCGGAACTGGTGGCGCCTGGTCACAATGCATCTACCGTGGTGTTCATCAAGTTGGCGATGACGCCGGCACAGAGCGGGCAGATGGAATCGACGAGCAGCAGGTTGTAGGCGATGGCGGCGCGGTGGCCACCGACCAGGGGTTCACCGCAAAAGCCGCGGTCTGCATCGCCGAATAGCTGGACGTGGGGTTTGTGGTGCTGCTTGCGGACCAGGGTGAGATCGAATTGTCCGGCGAAGGCCTTAGCCAGAAACGTCGGCTGGACCCGCATCACGGCTTCGCGGTTGCGGCGCTCGGTGCACACGGGGCAAACCAGGGTGTTGTAGGTTGCGCCGCAGCGGGGGCAGATCATGCCGCGCCTCTCTCTTCGTCCCTCGGAAAGTCGGGCAGCACGCCCGGCTCGTTCGGATCGGCCAATGGGCACCCGCGCGGGCAGGCCACCTTGCGGATGCGGATATTTTGTTTCGCGTCGTCGGCCCAGGTCGGATAGGCGATCCAACCGTCGCCCTGGCATACAGTGCAGAGATTCATGCGGGTCGATCCTGGTGTTGCGGGTTGAGAAGCAGCACCGCGCCCCAGAAGGCGCGCGCGGCTTCATCGACGGTGAAGGCCGGGTTGATCTCGACGCGGCCGTCGTAGTGAATCGTGACAATGGGTTCGCCAGAAGCGGTGCAGATCTGGAGATAGCCGGTCGTTTCATGCAGGGAGATTTTGGTGGGATCGGGCATTGCATTTACCTTGGGGGGAGGTTACTGTTCCAATTGCCTGCCGCTGGCCGTGACGGGGCCGTCTATGGGGGCCGTTGGTTGGGGCGTACAGGGCCGCCATTGGGCCGCCGGGGCCTGGGTGCCCCGTTTACCGGCCCATGGGGATACGGGCGGCCCCTGCGGCGGCCCTGGGGCCGTGGGTGCCCTGCCCTAAATGGGGTACGGCGGTTCATGCCACCTTGCCCCGAATGACAAAGGCGAAATGGTCAACTAGGCCACCGGCAACTTGACCATTTCCGCTTCCCGATGCGGATGCCGCCGGGGCTAACTCGATCCGGCAGTACACCGTAAAGTCCCTGCCGTCGGTTTCCACCTTCTCCACCGTCTTGAGAACAAACTTGCGGCGCTCGTCGAAGGTCTTCAATCCGTCCAGGCCTTCTTTCAGTTGTACGCACGTGTCCACGATGCGGTCCCGGCTGGGCAGCGCCACCACGGCGGCCTCGCGCGCTTCGACCTCAAGCGTCTGCCGTTCGGCCTCGATCTCCAGCAGCTGCTGGGCGGCCTTGTCGCGGGTCCGCTGCGGCACGTTGGCGAAGACGATGGCTTCCGTGCGGTCATAGCGTTCCTTGAGGCGGGCCAGCTGCGTTTCGACGCTCACGGCATCCGGTTTGGCGCGCGTGATCTCGGCGTGGTATTCCTTCGCCAGCCGGTAAGCGGTTTCCGGTTGGCGGATCCGGTCGCGCACCCCGTCGATCACCAGATCCTCGATCAGGGCCGCGCGCACCTGGGTCGAGTCGATGCACAGTTTCTCGCGGGTGCGATTGTCGTACATATTGCTGCAGGAGAACGCCCCTTTTTTGCGCAACACCCAGCGGCGTTTGCAGCGCTGGCCTGACGGCAAAGTGCAGGCGCAATGGATCTTGCCGGAAAGCGGGCTGCTCGTCGACGGGCGGCCCGCGCGGTCCTTGTGCCGCGCCAGCATCACCTGGACCTTATCGAACAGCGCCTTGTCGATCAGCGCCGGAACTTTCAACGTCACCGACTCCGGTCTTAAATCCTCGCCCTTCACGGTGGTCACGTACTGGCCAGTGTATATCCGATTGCGCAGGACCTTGAGCACCGTGAAATTCGACCAGAGCTTGCCGTGTTTGGTCAGAATCCCCGCCCGGTTCAAGGCGATCTGAATTCGGAACGCCGACCCGTGCTCCGCGTAAGCCTCGAAGATCAGGCGCTTCACCACGTCGGCTTCGAACGGGTGCGGCTCGATGTAGCCTTTGCGGACCGCCCCGCCCGTCAGACGGCCGCCGGGATGGTACAGGTAGCCGTAGGTGTGGCACTCGCCGCCGTTGACGTGGCCCTCCTTCGCCTTCTGCAATCGGCCCTTGGAAGTGCGCTGGATGATCAACTCGGCTTCGTATTCCGCGAAGGTGGCGAACTGGTTGTACATCATCCGGCCTTGCGGCGAATCGTCAAACTGCTGCAAGGCGAACGCCAGCGCGGCGCCTTCCCCCTTCAGCATCCTGCGAAACTCGATGGCACCGACCACGTCGCGCGCGACCCGGTCCAGGCACAGCGCCAGCACCCCGCCGACTTGTTTGGTGGAAACCAATTCCATCAACCGTTGGTAGTCGGGACGATCAAAGTTCTTGCCGGTTTTTTTGTCGATCAGGATGAAACCCTCGGGCACGTTGACGCCGATGTCCGAAGCCAGCCGCAGCAGGGTCGCGCGCTGCGAAGCCGGGGAATACATTTCACCTTGATCCTTGGTGCTTACCCGAATGTACATCAGCCACGGCAGGCTTACCTGCTTCCACGTCAGCTTCATCGCCTCCTGCCGGGGCGTCAATTGTCTGATTGCCGCTGCGCTCACTTTCGGCCTCCCTTCGCCGCTTGGCTGCCACTTCGAGCAGAAACTGAACCAACCCGATTTCCGCTTTTCGGGTTTCGGGTCCTGGCGCTGCCCCGCAGATACTGCCGGACAGTTTGGATTCGTTTTTTCCCCGGCGCTTCTTCACAGGCCGCCTCCAGCGCCGCTACGCGCGCTCTCGCAATCGGCAGTGCGCGGCCAGCCAGCAGGCGCACCGCTTCGTCCCGATCCTGCGTGCCGGAACTTTCCTGGATGGTCTGGCCCTCTCCGTCTTTGTAGATCATCCACCACACCCGCCCCCGAATCTGCAAACTGCCGCTGCCATAGGGAAGGCCGGTCGGTTTCTTCTGGTTTATTGACATGGGTTGAGGTTAACATAAAGTTTATACATCATTCTTCAGACGTGGGGGCCGTTCCCACGGGACGTTTTTCTTGCGGCGGGCCGTCTTGCTCAGGTAGACGCGCCGCGCGACGGACTCGGGAATCCGGATGCTGGTGTAAGTCCGCCGGTTCCTGCTCACGACCTTGCTGCCGAACTTGATCACCCCTTCTTCGGCGGCGAACCATTCGCCCAGGGTTTTTTGGGAGATGTGCCAGGCAGCGGACAGTTCCGCGATTGTGTAATGCGGCTCGAGAAATTCCGGGCGCTCCTTATTCTCCGCTGGTTGCCCCATCATCGATTTGCCTCCTGAGTTCGCGTTCCAACATCCGCACAACCTGCCACGCGCGCGGCCCGCGATAGAACTGGGCGAGCGGTGTAAGATCCCGCTGCAACTCGCGCTCACTGACCTGGGCCGCCAGAAACCCGTAGGCGCTCGTCAGCGCGGCCCTGGCCAGCATCCGCTGATACCGCCGCAGCGCCGGATCCGCCGGCCACTGGCGCGCGGCCACGGCGCGCTTCCATCCTTCGCACACGCGCAGGCTTCCCGTTTGCGCCAGCGCCCGCACCGACAGCAGATGCGTCTGCGGGTTCTGCCAATCGATTCCGGCGTGGCAGAGGAACACCAGCGGACCGGCGGCGCAGATTTGCGAAACGAGATGGTTCCGCGGTTCGTGCCAGGTCTCGCACCCTTTGCGGAAAGCGCACTCAGCGCATATTGACGCCGCCATGTTGGGCCTCCTTCGCCAGCACGGGCGGATTCTCGTTCAATGAAGCAGACTTCGCCAGGGCGTCTTTGTAATCCTGAACGACGGTCGACAAATCGCTGATCAACCGCCGCTCGCCTTCCACCAAATCGAACAAGTTCCCCTTGAAACTCAGCGTCACGGTCGCGCCCCAGGAAAGTTCCAGGCACACCTCGGATGCCTCTCCCCACTGGCGTCGTTTGCGGCTCATGCGGATCCTTTCTTCTCGCCGAAGCGTTCCGTCCAGAGGCCGAGCAGTTTGTCCGCGCAGTTCGCGGCCATCTCGGCGGCCTCGTCGACCAGGCTCTCCCGCTCCGTCGCCAACATCACGGCAAGTGCTTCGAGCGCCGCGCGCTCCCAGAATTCACGTTGTGCCTGGGGTTGTGCCATCGTTCCCCTCCAACTTGCGCAGAATCGCCGCCGCGCTCCGGTAGTAGCAAGAGTTGCGCCCAATGCCAGTCAGCGTTTCGCGGATGATGATACGGTCGACCTCGACAATCACCATGGGTTTGGATGCGTCGACGCCAAGGCGTTTCTCCAATCCGTAGGCTGTGAACACGCGCCTTTGAGCGCTGCTGATTCGTAGGATCATCGTTTTCCCTCTGAAGCAATCCGAGCGGTATCGTGGCCGCTGCCCCAACGCCAGATGGCTTCCATCACTAACCGCCGAGGGACGAAGACGCACTCGGAATGCCAGCCCCTGGTCCCTGGCGTGTGCTGCTCCCATGCGCCAAAGCGCTCGCGCCATGCTTCCCAGCAACGTTGAAACACGCAGCACAAAGGTGGAAACGGAACGATGAAGAAACGGCCGGTATCTTTCCAATACCAGAGAATGTAATCCGCCGTCTTCGCCCCATCCCGCGTCCAGCCAATGATGTCCTTTTCTTTCACGCTGAACGTTTCCAACGCAAGATCGTCGCTGAAGTCGGGCGCCTGGACGCTGTAATCCGTGTCCCGCAGTTTCAGGTCGACCGCGAGGGTCTTCAATCCATAACGTTCGATGTAGTAGTCGGTGCCGTCCTTGTCATTCTGCTTCAGTGCGCGGCGCACCGTCTTGAAATTCGGAATCCGATCCGCCAGGAACGGCAGCACGCTGTCCGCGTGAGGCGCGTGGCCGTTGCTGAAGTCCAACCGCTCTTGAAATCCATACGACCGGGGGGGCTTCTTCATGTTGCGCCCCCGTCGCTTTCCGCGCCCCAGACCTTCCATCCTTTGCGAGGGCCGCGCGCGAACATTTCCAGCCACGGGCCGGGAGAGCAGCGTTCTACAAGTTGATAGAATTCGGCGGGCTTGCCGGAATGCTCCGATGTTCGCTTCGCCGCGAACCACGTCCCCGCGTCGCGCACCAGCAGGTCCAACGATCCGCGCACTCCAAACAGAACGTGCTCAGTGCTGCCGCGAAAATAATTTCCCATGCCGATGCTTGGCTTGCACCACGTCAGCGCGGTGACGTAGCGGAACCCCCACGCATCGAGCAAGTCGAACCCTTTGGGCAACGACCGATTTGTGATCCACAAATACAGGTGCGCGTCGTCGTCGGCCAACTCCTCGACAGGCAGCGCCGCGATCTCCTCCACCGGCATGGTCGCGTATTCGGGTCGTCCCCTTCCAAATTGATCCACGTCGCCTTCATCGCCCCAGTCCCACGGCGGGTCGATGACGATGGTTGGATAAGATTCGCCGACCAGGCTTTCGGCATATTCGGTGTCTTCCACAATGCGCCGGTTGTGCGCGCGTTTCTTCTCGCGGTGTTGCTCCTTCAGAACGCGCAGCAGGCCTGCAGTCGTCAACTCATCGTGTTCCTCTTCAACGCCCCGCTCGATGTAGCTCTCGAACAATGGTCCCGGCACCCGCGCGATCTGCTGCCAGCGGTGGGACTGAGTCTTCTCGACGCCGAGATCGGGAAGCTTCACGGTTGCGGGTTGCAACTGTGATTTTCGATCTCCGCCGCGCCCACTGTCCCGTTCCCCCTTCCGCTCCATGTCGATCAACATTTCCCCGGCACGGCGCTCGGCGCGCAGCCGCACCTCCGCAGCTTCCTGGGCCATGTGGCGAGAGTGCTGCGCTGCCTTAAAGAACTTCTCGGCACCGCTGGCGATCCCACGCACATGAAGAACCTCGTCCAGCGTCTCGGCATTCTTCAGCAAGGCCCGCAGTCGCGCCACCAATGCGGGGGTTGGATCTGGACCGAGTTTGGCTGGTGCTCTCATTTCCGCTTCCTATTGCGTCGGTGTGGTCGGCCCGGTGCCAGGTCCGAAATCCAAGCCCTCTTGCATCTCCTCGGTCGTCATCGGCTCCTCCCGAACCACTTCGCCTGTGTCTTGCCGCGTGAGTAGCTTCATGCCGGGTCGTGGAGAACCGTAATGTACGATGCACGTCACCTCGCGCATTTCGTGCCGATCCCGAATCTTGCCGGCCAAAGTGAACACCCGCCCGTTGGCCTTCTTCAATTCCGCCGTCACCGCGCTGGTCAATTCTTTTTTGCGCGCTTCGATTTCGCGCACATCATCCGCGGCCCTGGCGAGCTCGTCGCCCAACTCCAGCAACTCGCCCCGAGTGAAGGTGTATTTCACTTCCGCAATTACAGAACGTTCTGCCATCCGCTCCTCCGATTGGTTGGGGGAAGGGCGAAGGCCCCTCCCCCGGTTGTGTTGGTTATTTCGGCGCGGGCGCTGGCGCCTCGGTCGGCGGCACCGGCTTACTCAGATCGGGCGGCGCGGGAATCCACGCCCAGATCGGAGGGAGAGGTTTGCACCCCTGGCCGAAGCCGGGATCGACGGGCACCCAGTTGCCGCCGCCGGGAGGCTTCACTCCAGGCGCGCCAGCGCCAGGCAGTCCCTGGTCCGGTCCCGGAGGTGCGCCGGGTTTCGGCGGCACAGGTCCACCACCAACAGTCGGCGGCGGCGTTTCGGGCTGGCCCCAACCCGGATCGACAGGAATAAATCCCCACAGTGGCGGCAGACCGAATCCTGGGTCAACCGGAGCCCAATGGCCTGGAATCCACGGATGCGGCGGCGCGCCGCCCATCGGCGGTCGCTGGCCGGGGTGCGGCGGAACGATCGGCAAACCCGGAGGTTTGTTGCCGGGATGGCCAGGTGCGATCGGTAATCCGTGCGAAGGGTATCCGCCGCCTGGCCTTCCGAAGCCGGGATCGACAGGGCCGCCTGGCCTTCCGAAGCCGGGATCGACTGGACCCCATCCGGGGCGGCCATAGCCGGGATCGACCGGCCCTCCTGGCTGGCCAAATCCTGGGTCTATGGGACCCGCCGGGCCGACTTCACGAAGCCAGCCCACATACAATTTCAAGTCACTCATCGTTGTTTTGCTCCTTTGGTGATTCACCACAGTCCGACTTCCCTAACTCGTTTGCCGCCGGATCGGGATACTGCATCTCGTCGCAGCGGTGCATCTCACAGCCCATCGTCGCCATCGCATTCTCAAGCCGCGCCAGGTTGGATGCGAAGGTGCGGTTGTGATCGTGGCGCAGCATCCAACACAGGACGTCGAGCGCGGCGGTTAAACGGTCCACCGCATCTTCCTTCACCAGCGCCTTGCGCAGTTTCGGCGTGGTAACGATGAAGGCCAGGACGTCGTGGGCGTGCTGGATCTCGTCGCGCGACCGCTCTAGTTCCGGCTGTTCCGCAGGCAGCATTTCACGCCTCCTCTTGTGCCCCGCAATCGAGACATTTGAAACCGACATACCTCTGCCGCTCCGCGCCGCCGTCAGGCGATGTTACCCCCGTATAGCATTCGCCCTCGACGCCGATGAGATTCCAGGACCCGCAGGACGGACAAGCGAAAACTACTTCTTCTCCGTCCCCGGATCCGTCGTCTCCGACGGCGGCGCGTTCAGAAAACTTTCCTGGGCCATGATCTTGTCGCGCACGTTGGGCCGCGCGCGCGGGCCGCCTTCTTCTAAGGGCGGTCCCGGCGGCGCCTGCAGATCCGCCGGCAACATCTCGGGCGTGGCCGCTTCGAGCGGAACCATTTCGAGCGCTTCTTCGCGCGACACTGCGCCGCGCAGCACGTGCGGAGCGTGGTACTTCTTCACGCGGCCCACGGTGCGCCAGTAGTACATATCGCGGCCCCAGGATTGGAAATTCCACTTTTGCGAGAGCGGGATCTGTTTTCCCTTTTCCCAGATCTGCGCGGTGTCGGCATCGAACTGGGTGAAGCTGACCGAGATCGGCTTATTGTTGCGATCCATCATCGGCAGGTACTTTTGCTGGTCGGCGTTCCACTTTTTCAGCCAGAGCACGCACCCGACGCACTTCTTATACTTGCGGCCCTTGTGATCGACCTCGTCCTCCACCCATTCGATGTCCCAGTCGTAGCCGCCCTGCTGCAGCTTGGCCGCGACGATCTCGTTCTCGATGGCTGGGCGGCCGTTGGTGAAATAGATGTACCGGATGGAGTCCGCGGGGTTGAACCCCCAGGCGCGGCCCAGCTGGATTTTCACCATGGCGGTCGCGATGGCCTGTTCCATGCTCTGGCCGTTGATGTCGCTGAACTGGCCGCTGATGGCGAACTCGCGCGCCAGCGCCCGGTCCTGCGCGAAGTTCTGGCGCGCCACCTCGGCTTCGACCAGAGCGCTGATCCAGGTTTCGCGCTTCACGTTATCCGGCATGGCCAGCAAGTGTTCGATGGTCACACGCGATCCCTGTTGCGGCTTGGCCAAATCCGTCGGAGCGGCGGGCGGCGGCGGAACGGCGAGCGCCTGTTGCGGTGGCGGTGGCGGTTCAGCGGGCGCACCTGTAGCGCCCGCGTCGATGGTCGGGTTCATAAGTCCAATCTCCTTTTGGTTTCAGTTACGCGGCGTCGGCTTCCTCGCCGCGCAGATCATCATGCTCGAAGCGGATCTTGCGATAGCCCGGCTTCGGGCGCGTGTAGAATTGCTCCAACTCCTCGCGCTTATCTTTGTCTTTCACGTACTCGTTGAGAAGGCCGCGCGCCATGCTTTCCCAATCCGTCACCGTCGAATCCTTGATGCGCCGCCAGGTGAATTTACCATTCGGCCATACCAACCCCTCTTTGTCCGCAATGGCGGCCTTGATCAAGTTCTCCAGTTTCTCGCGATGCTCCTTCAGCGCGGCCTGTTCGAAGCGCACCTGGGCGTACTCGGTGAGCATCAGGATCTCTGCCTCGGTGGCATAGCGCAGATCGGGCCGCTTGTGGCGCGGAAACGTCGTCTGCAGCCAGCGCGCGGCGGCGGGGCTGCTGCCCATCTCGGGCCGGTCGTCGCCCAGGATATAGCGCTGGTGCCATTCCGAGATCCGCAGCAGCATCTGGCGCTCTGCGACGGCGTCCAGGCGCTCGACCGGAATGATCCGAAGCTCGTCGCCGACCATAGCCGCGATGTCCCACACCGGGTAGTCCATGGCCGCCATGTAATAGTAAGCCTGGACCTGGATGTATTCCGGCACTTCACCCGCCATCGTGCCCCAATTGCGCCGCTGGTCCCAGGCCACCAGCTTGGCATCCACGCCGCGCCGCTCGCCGCGCACCAGGCCGTCCGGGGTGTAGATCATCCATGGACGCTCTTTGTCCTGCAGCGTCTGGTTGAAGTACTCCACATCGCGCCGGGTTCGATGAGCGTAGAACTTGAGGATGGCCTCTTCAAAAAAACGGCCGGCGATCATCCGCTCCGTTGGCTCCTGGTCGGCGACGGCGTCTTTCTTGCGCGCCCAGACGCTGAACTCATCGAGATAGGGATGGCACCCGAAGAGCGCAGCGGCCTCGCTGCCGCCGATGCCCATGCGCCGCACGTTTGGATCGATGCTCATTGCCATTTACTCGCTCTCAGCCGTTCCGATTCCAGCAGTTGCCAGTAGTGCCACGCGCACGGGACGCACACCCAGAAGTGATCGAAGAAACGCACGCCGCGCCGCGCGTGGCAGCGGTCGCACCGGGCGGCGGCCTGCGCGTTGGCGATGATGGGTTCGGAAAGCGTGGCCATAACGTGTCACTTCCGGGATTTACCGTTGCGGGTTGCCTGCGCCCTGGCGGCTGGCTTGCGCGGTGTCGACTCGCCGTATTCATACGTGTCCATCATGTGTTGCAGCGCCTTCTGCAGAGAGCAGGAGGTCCAACCCATCTTTCGTCCGATGTCTTTTGCGATGGAATGAAATTGCTCCAGAGACTTGGTCACCATCTCCAAATTGACGTGTCTGGTTTCCGTTTCAGGACTTGCCGTCGCTCGCATACACACTCCTCGCCATGTGGAGTTTCCGAGGCTATAAAGTTTGTCGATGGCCTTTCAAACGCTGCTTTCTGCTTGCCGCCGCGTTCGGCCATCCCCGTTGAGTGACTCCGAATATAACCCCACTCAGTGATAAGGTCAATATGCGAAAAATAAGGGTAAATCGTTTGGGCTTAGTGTTTTACTAAGTAATTCACTAAGCCTTACACTAAGTCAATTGAATGACCGCCGGGTAGCGGCGGCGGGGTGTTTCTATTCCTGATAAACCCTTCGTTCTCAACCGGTTCCCATGGATCGCCCGACCCGGCTTATAGGGGTCATCCAAGGTGGACAACCGGCGTTCCGGTACGATCATGGTCGCGCTGCAATATTTATTTTTGGCCGAGCGTGAGGAAACCCACGGAAGGGCCAGGGGTTCCCTGTGACATTGCACACCTGTACCGTGGCCCGTGGCAATCCGAGCGCTTGCCTTTTACGATTGTAAGCGGAATGGACAAGGACACCGAACGAGCGGCTATCCGGCTGGCCTACGGTTACACCCTGCGCTCCCTGCGCAAGCGCATCGGCCTGGCCCAGGAACGGATGGCGCTCGAAGCGCACGCCGACCGGGCTTATGTCAGCGGGCTGGAACGCGGCCTGCATACGCCCACGCTCGAAACCGTGATCCGATTTCTGCCGTTCCTCAAGGTTTCGTTTCCCGAGTTCGCCGTCGAGTACGACAAGTGCCTGCGGCGCGCCCGCCGGGAGACGAAGAAGAACGGCTAAAGCATCTTCTGGACGACGGCCTCGACCGACCCCTGGAGGGCATCGTCGGTGATTTCCGCGCCTGCGGCCTGGACGGCTCCGTCCATCACGGTCGGCGGCTGGACTTGTTGCGCCGCCATATCCGGTACTGCATTGGTCTGGGTAGCCCAGCGCAGGCGCGTGTTGTGCGCGGGCGTGGTATTCGGCTCGTTGAGAATCGAGTCGGCGAATTTCAGGCAAGCCACTTTGATGCGGCCCCGGAAATCCGGGTCCGTCATGAGGGCTGCGCTTTCGATGTAGGTCATATAGGAGTAACCTCTCTTATTTATGGTGCCGTGGTCAGCGTGGTGCTGAAGATGTGAAGCGTGCCGTTCGAGAACCGCACCCAGAAGGTTGCATAGTTCCCGGCCTCATTGACGGTGAAGCCGCAAGTGTTGTTCGGCATGTTCGGGTTGCTGGTGTAGACGGGGCAGTTCAGAGCCGGAACCTGTAGCGCGGCCGCACCCCCGTAAATGGTCCCGCCGACGATGAGATTTGCGCCTGCGTTGACCGCGCCCCCGGAGGGATTGAGATACAACGTCGAGCCGCCGCTGTTGCTCAAACTCTGGATCACCCCGTTGAAGGTCACGTTCCCGTCGTAGTAATAGCCGAGCGAGACTTGGTAGCCTGCGTTGTTCCCCTGCTCGCAGACAGTAAGCTGACTTGCGCCTGCAAAGGTGGTTTGGTTCGCGCTGACAATCGAGAGGGCGGAGCGAGGCGCTGACGTGCCGATGCCGATATTCCCGCCGAGCGGATTTAGCACCAATTGCCGCGCGATGGCACCATTGAAGTCTCTGGCTTGCATCCACATTGCCAGAGAGCCGCTTGGATAGCCGCCAATTTCCAAACCGATATTTACGTTGTTGCCGACAAACGCCGCGATGCCAGCCGGAGCCGTATAGGTCAAGGTTGGAGGCTGCAAGGCGTTGAGGACCATCAGCGAGTCTACTGGGGCAAGGGCTGGTATTCCCGGCCCCACCATAACAGTGCCGCCTGGGACGATGGCCATGCGTGGATTTGGCGTCCCAGACAGGCCAGTGCGGAACCAGATGTCTCCGTTGCTATCCGTGCCTATACCTGCCCAGTTCCCAGCGCTGTTGTTGTACAGAATGACACCGGCATCAGTTGGCGCTGGCGCAGCGAGGGGGCCGACGGCGGTTCCAAAAGTGCTTCCCTTGGCGCTAGTGACAAAGGGGCCGGTAGCGCTGACTGTCCCGGCTACGTTGATGCTCCCCGTTACGGTGACACCCCCTCCCGTCAGGATCCGCATCCGCTCTGCCCAAGCCCCGCCATAAGTAGAAAACACAAAATCATTTGTATCAGCACCTCCCGGTACACCTGTCCCCATTGCAACCGCATTGGTTCCAGCAGCATTCCAGAATTGCTGATCAGTCGGAACGCCGGTTCCGGCTTGAAAGTACATAAGACCGGCAGATCCAGCGAATCGCGCTATAGTCGCAGTCGAACTACTTACATCTAAGCGATACGCTGGCGTCACTCCAATGCCGACGTTGCCCGCTGCCGTGATTCGCATCCGCTCCGTAGGCGTTCCCGCGCTCCAGGTGGTGAACGTCATCGCACCCGAATTGATTGCGCCGTCGAGCAATCCGAAGATCGAGGCGACTCGCTTTTCCGGTCCCGTGTTGGCGTAGTTGGCGAAAAGAATAGCGCCCACCGCAAACCCCAGCGTCGTAGTGTTGCCGCAAGTGGTGATTTCCCCGCGCAGGGCACTCACCGTCGTCGGACCCACGATCAGATGGGAAGCCACGTTGCCATCCGGCGTGACCGTCGCATCGTTCCCCACGCCGATCATCCCCGCGCTGTAGAGGGTGAAGGTCGCGGCGTTAATGTTGCTCGTCCACGGAGTCTGCGCCGCCGCTGCCGGTGCCCCGGTAATCTTCGACCACGCCAGCGAGGTGATCCAGGCCGGGTCGGCATAGCCCTGCGTCTGATCCACCGCGTGAGTCACCTGAGCCGCCGTGTAATCGCCCGCCACTGCAACCACCGCGCCCGTGCGCGTGAAGACGCTAGTGACCGGCGAGGAAGCCGACGTGTATGCCGTGGTCTGCGTGGTGCCGTCAGGGAAGGTGAAGCCGCCCGATCCGCTCTTGACCCCGCCGTTCACCTGGAGCATGTGCGTGCCATCATCCGTCACGGTGCCGATAAGCACGTGGCCCGCGACGAGGCGCATCACCTCCGATGCGCTGGCGAAGAGAGCTAGCTTAGTGCTCGACTCCACGGTCGTCAGGCCAGCCAGCGCGGGCGTAGCGGCATAGCCGGTGCCGTAGGATCGCATGTGCAGGTAGTCGGCAATATCGTTGACCACGGACATCGATGCAAGTGCCGGCGCAGCGTTGATAATCGTCTTCACGCCCTCCTCGGTGGCCGATGGCTGTATGAGGATTCGGGCCGTCGCGGCGGCGGAAGTGATATTCACGCCGATGCTCTTGACGAAATTCAGGCTCCAGAGCGCGGCGTTGATATCGCTCTGCCACGGCGTCTGCGATCCCGCGCCGCCGCCCGCTGGCGTCGTCCACGCCATGCCGAGCAACTGGGAGTTGTCCGCTGTGAGCACCTGGCCGTTTGCACCCACGGGAAGCGCCTGCGGGGGTGCCGACGCGCCGCGCACGATCAGATCGCCCTTGGCTGTGGTCGGGTCCACCAAACCGCCGCCAGAACCGGTGCCGCTCGAAGCTACCGTGAGATTAATCCGGTTGTCGGTGGGGTCGTCCGCAATCGTCATCGCGACACCAGCGCCATTCACAAAGTTGATGGCGTGGCGCGTGCCGATATTGGTCCCGCCGAGGAGCACCTGGATTTGCTGGTTGGTCGTATCGGAGACCACGGAGAGCGTCCGATCCGCACTCAGATTGCCGCCGCCGGTCAGCCCGGTGCTGGTGTTGATGTTCCGCGTGTTGGCGACTGCGTTGGTCACCATCGCCACCGTATAATCGCCCGTCTGGGCCACGACCGCGCCGCTCCTGCCGAACACGGTGGTCACTGCAACCGTGCCCCACCTCATTCCCGCCGCTTGCGTGCTGTCGGCGGTCAGGATCGATCCGTCCGCTCCGACCGGCAGGCGCGTGGTGGTGGCGGCGTGTACGATGAGGTCGCCCGCCGCCAGGGTCGGATCGAGCATGAAGGCCGGCGGATTGGTGATCTTCGCCCACGGCAGGGTGGCGATCCACGGCGGGTTGTTGTAGCTGATCGTGGAGTCGACAGCATTGGTGACCTGGGATGCTGAATAGTCGCCACTCGCAGCCACTACCGCGCCGGTGCGCGTGAACACGCTGGTCACTGCGCCCGCGCCCGAAGCCGCCGCCCACTTCACGCCGAGGGCTTGAGTCGAATCGGCAGTGAGCACCTGTCCATCCGCGCCCACGGCGAGACGATTAGGCGCGGCCAAGCCACGGACGATCACGTCGCCTTTGGTGGTGGTCGGATCGACCATCCCGCCAGCGCCGCCGGTCGATGAGATGGTGACATCGACGCGGTTGCTGCCGGGGTTGTCCACGACGCCCACTGTTACGTTGGCCCCGTTGACGAAGTTAATCGCGTGGCGGGTGCCCGTGAGGGCGGCGCCTGCGAGCACCTGAACCTGCTGGTTGACCGAATCGGGCACGGCCGCGAGATTCAGGTCGGCGGTGAGAGCGCCGCCGCCAGACAGGCCCAGGCCCGTATTGACTCTCCGGGTCGACAGCACCCCCGTCGCGCCGGTAACGTCGGCGGGCGTGAGCGTGATCGCGCCGGTCCTGCCGAAGACGCTGGTAACCAGAGCGGTGAGCGTGATGTCGGAAGTCAGCGGGCCGCCGCCCGACATACCAACCCCAGCGATGACCTGGCGCGCCTGGGGAACATAGAAAGCGGCGTAATCCGTCGCCAGCGCCACCACATCGCCGCTGCGTGTAAAGACGCTGGTGACCGCCGAGCCAGTGCCAAGGCCCGAGACTCCCTCCAGCACCACGTTGGAAAGTTTGTAGCCGCCACCGTTCACATCGCCGCCCCAGGCCACATCGTCCTGGTGCAACTTGTTTAAATCGTCCGAGTGCAGGCGGTCGGACGGCTGATAGTTCCCCGGACTCTGCCAAGGCATGAAGTTACTCCTTTACGATGTCGCTTGCCGGTCCATTCACGCGCTCCACCACTTTGAGGCCGTCGGCTGGCAGCGGCGATGCAGGCGCCGGCGGCAGGTTCAGTTGCGGCATGGGTTCCGGCAGCGTCACGATCAGCGCACCGTTCTGCGCGCGCGCGTTCTGAAACTGCTCTACGCCGCGCGTCGATAACGCCTGGCGAATGAAGGACCGCTGCCGCTCCGCAGCGTTGTCCAGATTCTTGCGCGCCTGTTCCATATCGAGCGAGAGCGCACCGACCGCCGCCAGCGCCTGGGTGCGCTCCTGGTCGATCTGCATGAGCATCGCGTTTTCCTTCTGATCCAGGTTGTAAGTCTTTTCCATAGGTGAAGCTCCTTTATGCCACGTTGGTAATGATCCCGCCGCAGACGGTGACATGGCGTCCATCGGCGGTAGCGAAAGTGGAAGTGGCTCCCGACGCCGCCCCGGTGGATTGCGGCCAGCCCCGCGACACGTTTGAGATGCCGAACTCGGTGCCGTAAATCTGGCCGTAGCTTGGGTTCGTGCATTGCACGCCGCCCTGCCAGATGTAGTTATTGTTGATCAGGGTGTTGCCGTTGACCTGGAGAAAGCTCAGGTTCACGGTGTTGGCGGAAAAGTTGCCGGTGACATTCGCGGAGTTGGCCTGCACGTTGGCAGTGATCGTTACGGCGTTGTGGAACGTCGTGCTGCCGCTGACATCCATGTTGCCTCGGCAAGTGACGCCGCCGCACCCGATGCCGTAGGTGCCGACGTCCACGCCGAATCCTACAAACTGATTGTTGCTGTTAACCGCCAGGCCTCCGTTGGCGTAGATTTGATACCCGAAGACCTGGCGGCTGCTGTCGATCACCGTGGTGCCGTTGATCTGGACGGCGTTGCAGTTCACCGATTGAGTGACGCCAATCGAACCGCAGGCGATGGGTCCGTTGACCACGGTCAGCGAGCCGCACCTGATCCCGTAGGCGGTCGAGGTGGTGGTCACATCCACGCCCGCCCCATTGAATGCCCCGTTGGTGTTGATGACTGCCGCCGCGAAGCCTGGCACGTAATACTGCGAGCCTGAAATATTGCCGACGTTGGAGAGCGGGAAGCCGGCACCGTTGATCGGGCCGGTCCAGGGCGACTGGTTCACGCCGCTGACAATAGGCTTGCCCTTCCAGGCGCCAGTGGCGTCGATCACCGGCCCGTAGCCCTGCACGTTGTAGGCGAGCGCGTTGATGGGTTGGTCCGTGCCGCTGATGGGCGCGCCCTTGAGAACGCCCTTGATGGAAACGTTGCCGCTGGTGTCGATCTGGAAGAGGATATTCCCGGCGGCGTCCTGCAGGATCATTTGCGGGTTGCCCTGGTTCGTTCCGCCCGATGCCAGATACACCGTCCGGTTGTACGGCGCGATAGGTGAGAACATCGCGAAGTCGCCCCAGAAGGCCGATGGGACGTCGCTGCCGGAAGATTGGCCGTTGAAGGTAACCAGGGAAAGGATCACGGGGTACGTCGGATAGCCAGGCGTCGTCTGCGGCCCGCGCAGCACCATACCGCGATTCAGGAACGTGGCTCCGAAATTGTTGCCAACGTTGTCCCACTCGTAGATGTGGATGCCGGGAAACTGCCACTGGCCGCCGCTCAATCCGCCGGCCATCCAGACCGAATTGCCGAACTCCAGTTTGTACTCAGCGTTCGAAGGTGGCCCGCTCGCCGCCGCGTAGTCGATCGAGAGCTTATTGATGTTGCGCATCTGGAACTGACTGCCGAGCGGGTTGGTGGTGTCGGGAGTGATCAGGATGTTCCAGTTTGAAATATTAGATCCGCCGATTCCGAGTTGCGTGAACCATGCGCCAGCCGTCAGCTGCGGCGGCGGGCTGGGGCCGACACCGTCTCCCAAGGATCCCGAGGGCACGGTGAGCGACGCGCCGATGCGCCCCATCTCGTAGCCGTGCGAATCGCGCACCGAGATGTACGGGTATTGCGAGCCCTGCGCCGCCGCGATGCCGCCGACCTCGATGATGCCCTGGTTGTCGATGAACAGCGGCGCGGTGAGCGGGCTCGTCCCGCCGACCCAGAGTTGTCCGAACCACGCGCCCCAGAGCGGCGCGCCGCTGCCTTGCCCCGGCTGCTGCTCTCCCAGCCAGGCGCGCAGCACGCCCGAGGAATTCTCGACGGCGATCTGGCCATTGACCGAGCCGCCGAAGGACGCCAGCGGCGACCCGCCGACGATCAACGTCTTGCCCACCTGGACCACTTGCGCGCTGATGTTGTCAGCCGTCATTCCGGCGGCGGTCCACGAGAACTGGTCCTCGTTGAACCACCCCGACCGCGCCGGGATGATGGCGCCTGCGGTGGGCGTGAAGGTAGAGCCGATCTTGGGCGTCGTCCCGATCACCAGTTGGTTCTTGTTCCCCTGCGGATCGTCGCTCACCAGATAGAAATCGACCGGCACGGCCGCGCCGATGTTGCCGAAGGAAGGCATCGCAGGGGTTTGAAACGACGTCGCGTTGCTGGGCACCGACCAGAAGGTGGGTTTGGTGGCATCGCCGTTGACCACCATCGCCACTTGCGCGCTTCCGAACTGGTTGCCGCTGGGATTAGTCCAGGGACCGACCTGGAAGCTCACCATCCCCACGCCATCGGCAGAGAGCGTCTGCGTGGCCGTGGCCGCGGCCCCGGTGTTGATGGTCACAAGCGGCGCGTGCTCCGTCCCGCTGCCGGGACTCCCAGGCGTGGGCGGTCCCACGGTCCACTGCACGGTGGGCGAATGGAATCCCGCCTGGCCGAACTTCGCCGGGTCATCCGCCAGCACCCCGTTGTTGTCGACCGAGATCGCGGCCACCGTCCAGATCTCATCCTGCGCCGGGATGGCGTCGACGTCCACGATGTAGGCTTTGTCGGTGTTGGCCTGCTGGCCGCTCAGGTCCTGCGGGAAAGGCGAGAGCGGAGCCGTGCCGGTGACCTTCACCAGGTAGAGATGCACGCCCGCGTAGCGCACGTTGTCACCCGAAGCGGGAAGGCTCCAGGCGAACGTCGCTTGGGCAACCATCGAACCGTCCAGGAGCCAGATGACCTTCTGGCCGCGGATGGAGAAACCGGTCACGTCGGGCGCGCTGGGCACGCCTGGCACGATGGCCTCGGCGTAGGGCGTGGTGCCCTCGACCAGCGAGTTGACGTGATGGCCCAGAGGCTGGCTGTCGTCCTCGGAGCAGAAGTAGCAGCGGAACTTGCCGCCGCCAGCGCCGGGATGGTAGGCCGGGGAATCGTACCCGTTGGCCGATTGGACCGGCACCGAGATACCGGTGTCCTTGCCTGGGAAGACCGGATTCCCGGCGGGATCGTAGTAGACGAAAAGGATCCGCACGCCGCCGAAACCGTTCATCCCGGCGGGCACAGCGACCGATGGATCGGGCGGTGTGTAGGTGAAGGTGAGGTTGTATTGCGGATCCGTTCGGTTGTAATCCGTGTTCACCAAGACCGACGGATTGGTCACCAGCAGCGCCCACTCCTGGCCGCTCTCGCCCTGGCCGCGCCCCAGCGGGATGTTCACCAGGATCGACGGCGTCGGGCTCGCCTCGGTGGCGCGCACCAGCCGGGGCTGCGAGCTTGGCCCGTAGGCCGCGAGATAGATTCGCACGTTGCGCGCCGTCTTGTAAGTCTGCCCCGGCTTGCTGCCCATGGTGGAGTCGAGCATCACGACCGCCGTGCCGCCGCTGGCCGCCGGGTCCTCCAGGGAATCATTGACGAACACGGGTGCCCAGGTGCCCGACATCTGCGCGGTGCCGTCGAGCGGGACCGAAGCGCCGTCCATCGGCCCGTTGGCTCCGCTCGAAATATCGGGGTCCTCCAGGTAGATTGCCGCGCCCAGGAAATTTAGCGCAGTGGCGCTCGCCGACGCGAACCATGCCACGTCGACCTCGACCTGGTGATCGCTGCGGAAGATCACCTCGGCCGGGGCGTCGATGGTGACATCGGGCGCAGGCAGGCCGCCGCCGGGACCGCCGCCCGTGCCGCCCGTCGGCGATCCCTTCTCGTAGATCCAGGTGCCTGCTGCCATAGCTTTATCCTGCCGTAAGGCGCATCGTCTCGGTTGGCCCCAGTGTGTTGGAATTCAATCCGTCGAACAGGAATTCACCGTCGGCGCAGAGCACGATGCCATTGTTGGGTCCGTTGTCGTTCGAAAGGTAGAGCGTGCGCCCCTGGTAGGCGGCGATGGGCAGCAGCTGCACCGTGACGTCGTTGGCGCTGGTGTCGATGCGGATGGTCTGATCCGTCGGCAAGGTTGCCCACGGGCCGGGATCGGGACCGACCACGCGCACGGCGGGCGGCTCGCCGAAGACGAAGAGCTCTCGCATGGGCGCGACTGACTCGTCGCTTTCCAAACCCTGGTTGTCGATGATGAAGCCTTTTACCAGGGCGACTTCGTTGCGCAGGTTCTCGACGCGCATCCGAATCTGAATCATCGTGCCCAGCGTAGCGACGCTCAAATCGCCGGTCTGGCTGGGCAGCGACCAGCTTGCTTCCTCCACGATGAGCACAGACGTAGCGTCCGGAATCGTCGTCCACGGCGGCGCGACGTTGATGGTGGTCGCCGTGTTGCCGCTGATGTAGCGCCACTGGCCAGCGCCGGTGCCGCGCAGGATCCGGTAAATGTTTCCCTTCTCGGCGTCGGGCTTGAGGCCGGGGGAATTGAACTGGTTGCGCGCGACGAAATTGTTCCACATCGGATCGGTGACGCTGTTGAGATCCGCGCTCACGCCGACCTGGCGCACGATCAGAACGTCGCCTGGCTGGACCGATTGCGTGGGGTCTACCGCCCCGCCGCCGTCCAGGCGAATGCAATCCGGCGTCACCGTCATGGTGCCGGTGGATCCGTCGAAAGCGCTCACGGTGAAGTTCCACAGCGGCGCGGTGCCGTCGCCCTCCCGCACCAGCGCGGTAAGCCATCTGCCGACCCAGTTGTCGGCGCTGCCGATGAAATCGTTGCTCTGGATCTGATTTGGCCCGGTGACGCCGGTCACCAACATCCCGGCGATTCCCGAGTGGATGACATGCTTGGCGGCAATGCCGATTTTGCGCGCTGCGGCCTCTGGCATCCCGTAGGTCATGGGATGGATTGGCCCGTCGAAATTGATGATGGTCTGAGGCGGGTCGCCGGTTTGCTGGAATCCCATAGCGCGCCGATCCGTTCCGACGTACAGGTCCCACTTATCCCCATCGGGAGAGAGGGCCACGGTCAGGGTGACCCGCTGGTTGTTCAACCCAGCCGGGATCCACATGCCAACCAGATTCGAAGGACTGAGCGGCTGGCCGAGTGGCGTGCGCTGCGCCAGGCCCAGGTAGACAGCCATCGGGCCGTTCAGGTTGCCGCCGGGTGCGAGTTGCCAGCCGGTGATACGCGGCTGCGCGCCGGGGGCCATGGTGTTGATGGGAAACTCGCCCTCCACGAAGAGCGCGGCTTCCCATTTCCCATCCTTGGTGATGCTGTAGTCCTGCCAGAGATCGAAGGTGCGTTCGAGCGGATCCGGGTAGAGCGGATCCGGTTCGAGCGGTGCCAGGTTGTCCGGCATCCACGTCAGGCCGACCGCCGAGGGCAGCGTTTCGGGAATGATCGGATCCGCCGGCACGTCGGCGGGTTTCGGCCCGAGTTCTAAGTCGAGATCATACATGCTGTCGGTGACCGGCGAGCACGCGACGTCGATCGACCAATCGGGATTCAGAACCCACTTCTGCACGCGGCCCTTGGCTTCGCCGTTCGGCATCCACTGGTGCGTTACCGACACGGGGTCGCCCACCATGGTCTGCAGGCCCAGGATGGTGGTGCGGAATTGGAAATCGCGCGCGGCCAGATACTCGGCCAGGGTCGCGCCGCCCAACTCCTCCCGCAGCCGCGTGGTGACGACGCGCGAGCATTGGCTCTTATTGCTGATCCCCACAAACGACATATTGCTGATCATGTATTCGGGGGATTCGTCGGTGCCGATGAAGGAAGCGTGATCGATGTCGTACACCGTGACGTTGTTCAGTTGGAAGCCGAACTCCTCATCGCCGAACTGACCCACCAGCCAGTTGAACTGCGGCTGGTGCGGCGTCACCTGCAGGCTCTTGAAGAGAATCTGATCGCGCGTGTAAGCGTTCCCCGGCCCCACGCTGGCGTCGACGCGGATCCCGATCCACAGCTTGCCGTTCACGAAGGTATAGAAGCCCAGGCCGGTGTTGCAGATTTCCTGCAGCCAGTCGCGCAGCGGCTTGCGCTCCTTCAACACGCCCCGGAAGGGGAACTGGCGCTCCTGGCCGGTGCCCACCAGCTTGTCGACGAGTTCATCGGCAATGGCCGCGGAATAGATCGCCTGGTTCACATCAAATTCCGCTTCCATGAGCGCCGTCGGCAGCTGCGCCGCCCTGGTATCGTCGCAGCGCAGGCCGCGCGCGCGCAGCCACACATTAATCGCTACCCAGACGAAATTGGACAGGCCCGGTTGCCAGACACGCTGGCCTGGGGCCGTCCAGATCCAGCCGCCGATCCCCTGGTCGACCGTAACCTGCATGGCGTGATCGGAAACCTGGGAAAGCTGCAGGCCAGGCTGGTCCGTCCTGCGGATCTCGGCGAAGGCGAGGCCTGCGGAATAGGTCGACCCATCGGGCGGAACGCCCCACGGCGCCTGATCGATTTCGAAGAAGTCGCCCGCGTTGGCCGGATCGGTCCCCTTGATCCCGCGCCATCCGCCGTAGTGGATCGGGTCGTGCGGCGGCTGGCCGTCCAGGCGCTGCAGCAGCAGGTTGGAATCATAGCCGCCGATAGGTCCGTCGCTGACGATGCCCAGCGCGGAGTAATAGCTGCTCTCGTCGCGGCCCGCCGCGACGTCCACGGACACCGCCATCATTTCATCGGTGTAGACCTCCTGCACGGAGCGCTGGTACACCGTGTCGTCGGTCATGGTGACACTCTTAATCGTGCTTCGGCCGAAACCGAAGACGCCCGTGGTGTTGTCTTTGATGTACACCGCCGACGGCGCGACCACCACGCCGCCGAACGAAAGCGGGACGCCGCGCGCGATGCAGGAATTGTAATCCTTGGGGCAGTCGGGAAAGGTCGCCGGATCCGCCGTGGATGGGCAATAGCGCCCCTTGTAGACCTTCCAGCAGTTCCGGGTGACCAGGCGCATCGGGTAGCTTAGGCCAAGCTCGTATGCGCCATCGGTCGCCGGCAGAATGAAGTGGCCGTCGGCATCGAAGCTCCACGCCAGCGCGTGGCCGCCCCACAGGTCGGCGATGTATTGCGACTCGACATGGTAAACCGAAAAATGCACGACCGCACGCTCCAGGTTGATCTGGTTGACGAGTTGGGTCCAGACGTAATCGGCATTGCCGAGGGTGAAGGTGGCGTTGTCGCTCGACTCCCCGATGCTCTGCGCCAGGCCCGACCAGTCGAGCAGGCGCGGCAGGTAGAGCGTGCCGTCGAGCGTGAACCGCTGGTTGGAAATGTACATCGGCGTGGCCATCCCTTTCGGCTGGATGGAAAGGAGCGGGATGGGGTGCTGCGTCTGCTGCGTCAGCGCTGCAGTAAATGCGGAGTCGGGAAACCGAATGAGGCGCGCGACGCTCGTATACGCTGGCGTGATGCCGGGAACCTCGAGCAGCGTCAGGCCGGGGTCGCCGGTGATGAGGCCCACCAGGTGGGGGAAACTGATGGCGGGATTCTCGTAGCGCGCCGTGACGGATTCGGAGCCGAAGGCGCCGCCCTTGTAGGTGTAGTTGAATTGGGCGTACATCCCCTGCGCCTGCGCCCAGTGCTGCTTCAGTTTGTCGTACTCGGTGCAGGAAAGATGATCGCGGTGGAAGCGGAAGCGCCGCGCGCCGTCGCCCACGACGAAACGCTGCTCGGTTTTCAACCCAGGTTGATCGAACGAGTGCACCACGATGGGCACATCGAGATCCATCCCGCTGCCGTAATCCGCCTGCAGGGGGAAGTCGGCGATGGTGACCGGATCGGGGATTGTAATCGGACCGAGGGTGTCGGACACGTCAGTCCACCTCGCGCAGACTGATGCCGACCTGGCCGCGCGGCATGGCCGTCGTTTCGCTCCAGCCGCTGTCGAAGACCACGGTGTACCGGCCCGTGGGATCCTGGCCGGTGGGATCATAGGAGAACGGCGGATCCGTCTCGCGCGGGTTGTACAGGTAGAAGGGTTTGCCCTTGTGGGTCTTGTAGAAATCCCAAAGCCCCTGCCACTCGGCCAGCACCAGCGGCTCCGTCAGGTGGAAGTAGTGGCGCGGGTTCAACGCCAGCGCCTGGCGCTCGCTCGACCCGTCCGGGTAGGCGTTGCTGATCTCTTCCAGGCGAAGCTCCTCGGTGAAGGACGACGCCACGATCCGGGGGAACACATCGGTAGGTTGGGCGGGCGCGAGGTTTCCCGGCATCAGGCCATCACCGTGTTCGGTTCGAGCAGCGCGCCCTGCGTGGCGTAGCGCGAATTACCGGCGGAGAGCGCGGTGGCGTTGGACTGAGCCACGGTCGAGGGATTGTTTTGCATCACACTCACGACCTGGCCCGAGAAGAGTTGCATGGCCTGATTGGGATTCAGTTGCATGTACAGGCCGCGCTGCGAGTATTGGTAGGTCGTGGTGCCGCTGTACGGATTCTGCACCAGCTGGCCGTTCGAATAGACCGGCTGCGTCGTCAGTTGGCCGCCCTGCTGGGCCGTCGTCACCCCGTACTCGGGACGCGGCAGGCCCGCCATCTGCCCCGTGGTGGCGGAATACAACCGCACGATGTTCTGCACCTCCTGCGAATACAACCCCACGTTCACATTGCCGCCGTAGGTGTTGGTGATGATCTGGGCGATCTGATCCCGAATCTGTTTGTTGGGAATGTCGATCCCGTAAATCCGCTTGACGCCGTCGCGGATCTTTTGATCCATGCCGGGGAAGAGTATGCGCAGCCCACCCGCAACGGCCCCGACGGCCGCGCCGATGGCAGCACCCGCAGCCGTGCCCAGGCCGGGGAAGACGGCGGTCCCTAATATCGCGCCCGTCAGCGCGCCGCCGCCGACGTCGAATCCCGCGCCCACCTTGCCGCCGCGCTGGATGCCATAGGCAAGCGCACCGACGCCCGCGCCCAGCAGGCCGCCGCCCAGCGCGGTCAGGCCCAGCGCCGGGAAGGCGAAGGCCGCGCTCACGCCCGCCAGGGTGGCTCCCGAAACCGTCTCCACGCCGCCCTTGGGGCCGCCGCGCTGCAACCCGGCGAGAGCCAGCGTGGTGCCCAGCGTCAGGCCCAATTGCGCGGCGGCGGGCGACTTGATCATCGCGCCCAGGCGCTGCGCCGAGGTCGCCGACGACCATGGAATCGTCCCACCCGCCGGGATGGGATTTCCCTGGGCGTCGTAGGTGGCGTCCTGCGCCGTGATGGGCTTGCCGATGTTGAGCGACGTCTTCAGCCGCGCGATGGTTTGTTGCATTTGGGTCAGGCCGCCTGCATTCACGCCCGCGCCGCGCGTCGCCGCTGGAGGCATCCCGCCGCTGCTGTAGGCCAGGGTGGAAGCGACCCCGGCGGGCAGAATGTCCATCCCGGCGGGGCTGCCGGTTTCCCAGCCGGTTTCCATCATGCGGCTCTCGGATCCGATGGTGGCCACGCGCGCCACGTCCGTCGCCGTGCTGCCCTCGGCCTGCGCGCCGCGCACCAGCGCGCTGAAGGCGTCGCCCACGTAACGCTGGGCGCTGCCCTGGCCTGGAGGCAGCGGCACCAGGCCGCCGGTCGCGCTTCCAATACCGGGGACGGCTGGCGGCTCTCCCGCGCCCGATGGCGACGGCGGCTCGTAGATTCCGCCGATTCCGCGCTTGAAGGTGTAGGTGCCGTACCCGAAAATGCCCGCGATTCCGGCGGCCAGGCGGCTGGTGATAATCTCCTTCATGGCGTTCAGGACCGCCGCCTTCAGCGCGTTCCCCAGGGCCATCCACACGCTCTGCGATTTCGACAGCAGCGCGTCCCAGACCTTATCGAGTGCACTCTTTATGCCCTCGTAAACCTTCTTCTGCTCGGCGATGATGGCGTCGTTGGACTCCTTCCAGAGGTTGAACCGGTCCAGTTGAATTTCCACCTCGGCGTTGCGCGACTCGGTGATGCGGGTGTGCTCGAACTTCGCATACTCCTCGGCGATGGAGGCGGTGGCACCGGGATTATCCGCGTTGAACTGGTCGTAAGTGGTTTTGGCCGCGGCGATGCGGGTGTCGCGCGTCTTTTCGATGGCTTCGATGTTGGCCGCCTGGATATCGCGGATCTGCTTCAACCGCTCCGGGAGACTGTCGGGAGTGACCGCGCCTAACGCCGCGACCCGCAGGTTCTTGGTCTGGTCGATGAGCGAAAGCTGGTCCTGCAAACTCTGTTCGGCCATTTGCTTCTGCTGCTCGTCGATGAGTTTGTTGGTTTCTCCCTCGGTCTGCAACCGATGCTCTTGCACCTTGGCGTCGGCGATAGCGTTCTGCTCGACGCGGTTGTCTGCCATGCGCTTTTCCCACCCGGCGATCTCGTCGGCGTGGCCGCCCATCTTCTGCAGCGTGTCGATTTGTAACTGGCCCCGGCGATCATACTCGGCGTTCTGGTTGTACGTTTGCCGGCGGATTTGCTCTTCGTAGGCATCGGCAGTGAGTTGGGCCATTCGCTGCCGCCCCGCGAACGTGTCATCGGGCGTCACCCCGGCCTGGGCGATTTCGATTTTGCGCTGCAGCGCCAGAAGTTCGTCGATGTTTTTGAGGCTGTCCTTGCGGCGCTCCTCGTCGGCCTTCTTGCCTTCGGTGGCGATGTCCACTTCGAGGGCCTTGCGGTACAGGGCCGTCGCCTCGGCATATCCCGCGACGGACCGAAAATGCGCCTTGTAGGCTTCGGTGAGGGCGGCGATGCTCTCTTTGCCGATCATCAGGTTGCGCCGGTTGGCCTCGTCCAGCGCGTCGGCGGCGCGCTTGGTGGCTTCTTCGGCCTTCTTTTGATCGGGCGCATAGAGCCCTTTCGACAGGTTCGCTAGTTGGGTCTTCAGGTCGGCGATCTGTTGGTCGCGCGCATCCTTAGTCGGCTGCGATGCCTTCTGCTTTTCACCGAGAGACAGAACCCACGCGAGCCCACCGACGATGGCAGCAACAATCGCGGCAATCTCTCCCAACCCCGTGCCCAGACTGATGACGCCCGTTAGCACGGTTGCGGCCGTCCCGGCACCTTCCGCAACGGCGGCGGTCGCGGCAGCTGCTCCGGTAAGAGCGCCCCATACCGTGGCTATGACCGGCGCAATCGCCCGCCATGCGGAGAACGCCGTGGCCGCCACACCCGCCAAAGCTGCGATGCTCCCCAACCCTACAACGACATCGCGCACAGGTTCCGGCAACCGTTCGAAAGCCCTCGTCAACTCGGTCAAACCCTGCACCAGGGAATCGACCAGGCCCAGCACTTTGCCCAGCGACGGCCCCAGCGCTCTATCTAACTCCTCGGCGAGTAAGTTGATCGAGGTCATCAATTGACCGAACCGCGCGGTGATCGATTCCCCGGCGGGACCCGCTTCGAGACTCTTAATCCGGGCCTGAATGATAATCATCTGCGCCAGGACGTCGGTATTGAGAAGCCGCGTATCGTCGCGAATTTCCTGGACGGTTTTATGCGTCTGGTCCCGGAGCATTTGCATGATCTGCAGCCCGATTGCTCCAAAATTTTGGTACACACTTCTGGCGGTCACAAATTGCTGGCTGGTCATCTGGCCGAAGGCCTGGACGGCGTGCGTCAGGTCCTCCGTGTTTCCGGCGGCGGAATCGACCGCTCCTGAAAAGGCCCGCATCACGGAGGGGATATCCTTCACCGCCACGCCGAAATTGCGCAGTTGGTTGGCGCTGGCGGCCAGATCTGCGAAGGAGAAACGGCTGGCCTCGGCGATGCGCTGCAGTTCCTGCATCGCTTGCGCGCCTCCGGCCGTGGCCGCAAAGGCCCGCTGGATCCGGTTCAACTGATCGCCCATCACGACCAATTGCTCCGTCGCCTTCAACACGGTCACACCCGAGAGCGCTGCGCTTAACTGATTCAGGGAATTGGCGGCCTGGTCGACGCTGACGGAGAAACCCTTGACGCCCGCCGTGGCCTGCGTGGTGGACTGTTCGGTCGTCGTGCCGATGCTCTTAATGTTCTGGTTGAGCGAATTGATGGCCGTGGTGGCGCTCTGCGTCTGGAAGTCGACCTGGATGAAGATCCGATTCGCGGCCATCAGCGATTACCCTTCGCCTGCTTCTGCCACTGTTCCTTTTCGTAGTTCGCCCGCTCATCCGCCAGCTGGCGCAGCAGGAGAAATTCTGGATAGGGGATGCAGTCGAGCGCCACGACGATCCCGGCCTGAATGGCGAAGTCCAGATCGAGCACGGTGCTGACAAGTTTTCCGGCGGGGGTTTCGAGGAAAGCGGTGAGCGCCTGTTGCGGGCAGTGCGGACACGGCAACGCCCCGCGCCCTGCCAGCGGATCCTCCATCAACACCTCGGGGCATTCGCCCGGTCCCGGACAGAGATCCTTCTGCCGGAACATGCGGTGGAAGATAAAGCGCGGCGTGGGTTCGTCGGGCCAATCCCCGCCGCTTATGAGTTTGGGTCATCGGAAGCAGGCCCCAGGCGGTGCTCGATGAAGTCGACGACCGCACGCATGGCCTCGGCCTTATGCGGGCCTGGCACCGGTCCGGTATAGGATTCGCCCTTGCCTTCGCACTGGTCCCACAACCGCGCGCCCGATTCCGGATTGAATCGAATCTCCTGCTGGCCGTAGGGAAGGTCGAACAGTTTGTAGGAGCCGCGCCGGAATTGCAGGATTTGTTCCGCGGTGGGGACCTTCAAGCGATGCTGCACCGCGCCGGTAACGACATTCAGCGACACGCAGGCCTCGTTGCCCTCAACCTCGACGTTCGTCACCAGACACATCCCAATCGCCTCCAGCACCATCGACGCTTCGGCTGGTGTCAGTTGCGGCGAGCCGTTGAGGGCGATGGCGTCATAGAGTTTTTGATCAGGTTCGCCAGGTTCGGGCGGAACGGTTTCGCTCCTGCCACGGCCCAGGCGCCGGGTGATGTATTTGCGGGCGCGGCTGCGCACCGCCCATTCCTCGTCGCTCGGCCAACGCACGGTGACGATCTCGGTGCCGCCCAGGCGGGCGGGCGCGGGCATGGCGATTTCAGCTTTGGCATCGAACATAACGATTTAAGCCCCCACGAAATAGGCGAGCACCAACAGCGCGAGGCCGGCGCTCATCCAGTTGATTGGCCGGGTGACCGGCGGTTGCAAGTTGATGGTCCCGACCAGAAAGCAGATCAGGGCCAGGACCAAGAAACACGATGCGAATCTGCATGAGCCCTCCTACAGGCCGAAGATGGCGTCGGTGGTGGTGATGGCCGACATCGTGAGTAAGTCGCCCGCAGCGGGTTTCAGCACCTTCACCGTGCAGTTGACGGTGACGATGCCGTCGGCCTCGCCGTTGACGACGCCCGAAACCTGGGTGCGCGGCATGGCAATCGCGAAGGTGTGGTGGCTCGGGCCAGCGCCGATGATCGCACCAGTGACGGTGATAATCGAGGGCGCTTCGGCGTTGCTCATCAGGTTCGTGAACTCCTGCGAGCCCTTCTCGGCGCGCGCCACGAAGGTCAGCGTGACTTCGCGATTGCCGTACTCCATGCGGCCCCGGATGGCGTAACCGTTCTGCTGGCCGCTGCCGGGATAGTAGCCGGTGGGCAGCCTGACGTTGTTGTTCCAGCGAAACTCGGCGCTGATGAATCCCTGGTTCAGCACGTAGTCGATGCCGTTGATGTTGATCGCCGCGCCCGATGCATTGAGCATGTGTTCGGGCGTAACCGCCGGGAAGGTGAGGGTCGACGGGAACGTGACCGACCCGGTGCCAACCGTGTTGACGCTCACGCGGCAATTGGCGCGGCCAGGCCCCGACGCCAGCGAGAGCGTCCAGTCGTTGATCACCATCCCCAGCAGGGCGCGGTCGACGACCGAATCCGGCTGCGGGCGGATCTGTTCGGCGTAGGTGAAGGGCGGCAGGTTGATGCAGTTCACCACGGGGTCGCCTGGGACGGCGGAATAGGTCAGGCCCGCGATGGGGGTGCCGGTCT